CAACCAAGGTATGCACAAGACACACCATATGAAGAATCCTTTTCTATCTCGCGCTGAGATAGGCAAACGAACAGTTATCAACATAGATGAACTGCTCGCAGAAAAAGATCGTACGTTCATCTAATAAGGAGATAACAATGGCTATGGAATCTAAAGGTTTGAAAACTTGGGGCGCTGGTTCTCCAAGATGGAAGTCTGGAGTAACAGGCAAAGTTCCAAATCCTAGCAATAACACACTTACAGACGTTAAACCAAAACCTTCAGTAAAAAAGGCAACGCCAAAAGCAAAAGGTGCAGCAAAGCGTGCAGCAGCGGCTATTAGTAATACACCTATGGCAAAGAAAACAGTAGTTAAGAAGATTGCTAAAGCAGTAGTTAAGAAGAAGGTCAAGTAATGGAAATGAAAGATATGGGTTTTGGTAAATCAGATAAACAACTTGCTGATATATTTGGTGTTTCGGTATCTAAAATGAAAAAGATTAAAAAACAAATTGCTTTAGAAGTTACAAAGCCTGCTCCTAAGAAGACAGCAACAAAGCCAACTGCTAAGCCAGCACCGATGCCAGCAAAAAAGGCACCTGCCTCCAAGCAGAAACAAGAAGTTACCTTCAGATGCCGATGTGATTCTTAAGGGTTACAACGATAAGAAGACTATTGCAAAATTAAAAGCACGTAAAAATAAGTAAGGACAAAAAATTGTTATCAACTAAAGAGGTAGTAGCCAAGGTTAATCGCCTACAAACGCGCTACGCTGCACGTGACCAGAGAATGCGTGATGTGCTCTCTGTACGTCAGGGAGACATTAGCAAGGTTTACCCTGCAATGTTTTCAGAGGAATACCCAAAGCCTCTAGTTGCTAACTTTATTGACGTAGCAGCACGTGACCTTGCAGAAGCAATGGCACCGCTACCATCGTTTAACTGCGCTGCAACCAATATGGTTTCAGACTCAGCACGCAAGGCAGCAGATACTCGTACTCGTATTGTTAATCATTACATCAGTGCATCTGAACTACAAATTCAAATGTATACTGGTGCAGACTGGTTTAATACCTACGGTATGTTGCCAGGTATTGTGGAGATGGACTACGAGACAAACAACCCTCGTATCCGTTTACTTAATCCTTTTGGTACTTATCCTGAGATTGATCGCTTTGGTCGTACCGTATCGCTTACACAGGTAATGGCATCTGATGCTGAGACACTTGCAATGCAGTACCCAGAGTTCTATGACCAGATTATGCCAAAGAATGTTTATTCTCCTGGCTCACCTTATGTGTCATTAGTTCGCTACCACGACAAAGACCAAGATCTAATCTTTATCCCAGAGCGTAAGAACCTAGTACTCTCAAACATCCCGAACCCTATTGGCAAGTGTATGGCATATGTTGCTATGCGCTCATCCATTGATGGTGAAGCACGTGGACAGTTTGATGATGTTCTATCAGTACAACTTGCTCGTGCTCGCTTTGCAGTATTGCAGATCCAAGCAGCAGAGAAATCTATCCAAGCACCTATTGCTATTCCACAGGATGTGCAAGAGTTGGCACTGGGACCAGATGCAATTATGCGTTCTGCAAACCCACAGGGTATTCGACGTGTTCCACTAGAACTACCACCTGGAGTCTTTACAGAGTCAGGTGTACTAGAGCGTGAACTACGCCTAGGTTCTCGTTACCCAGAGGTTCGCTCAGGTAACATCGATGCATCTATCGTTACAGGCCGTGGTGTACAAGCACTACAGGCAGGCTTTGACACACAGATCAAGTCAGCACAAGCACAATTTGCCCGTATGTTTACAGACCTTGCTTCTCTTTGCTTTGAAGTAGATGAGAAGATCTTTGGTAATATGCCAAAGGAAATCAGAGGCGTAGATGATGGTACTCCGTTTAATATGAAGTACATCCCATCAAAGCAAATCGATGGTAACTACGGTGTAGATGTTCGTTATGGAATTATGTCTGGTATGGATCCTAACCGTGCAATCATTGCATTGTTACAGATGCGTTCAGACAAGTTAGTTTCTCGTGACTATGTACGTCGTGAGATTCCTATGGAACTCAACGTTACCCAGGAGGAACAACGTGTCGACATTGAAGAAATGCGCGACTCTTTGCGTGTTGCTGTTGCTCAGTACGCACAGGCGATACCTGCTCTTGCAGCGCAAGGTCAAGATCCATCTCAAATCATTACTCGTATTGCAGAAGTTATCCAAGGCCGTCAAAAGGGTCTTCAGTTAGAAACTATTATTGGTAAGGCATTTGCGCCAGAACCAGCGCCAGAGATGCCAATAGCACCAGAACTAATGCAGGGTGCACCACAAGTTCCAGCAGCGGGAGCACTCCCTGCCCCTGCCTCGCAGCCAACTCCAGAACAACCAGGAGGCGCACCCGCTGCTGCTCAACGTCCAGATATAGGCCAACTACTAGCCGCCATTGGCGGGGCAGCATAAAGAGGGGGTGTAAATATGAACAAAGGATCACGTGCAGCAGCACCAATGTCAAAGCCAGTCGAAGGCAAGAAGGATACTTCTAAGCCAGCAGGTGGCAAGGTAGTACCATCAATGATGCCAGCAGGTCGTCGCGGCAACGCAGCAAAAAAGGGATAATCTTATTCTAATTAACGGAGGTATTGGGCGTGGAAAATAATAACGACGTTCCGCGTCCAATACACTTCGCTGATTTTTTAGTTACCTTTGCAGGACTTGTGCATAACCTTGCAAGTTCTGTACAAACTTTTACAGAAGAAATTATGGAAATAGCAATCTACAACGCTAATAGAAACTCCAAAGTCAACAAGGCTTGGGAGCAATTTGCAAACGATTTAGAAAAGATACAGGAGGAAACCGATGGCAGATAACCCAATTAGAGGCGTATCAGGACCTGGTAAATTCTCCGTTCGTACAGATCTACCAGCATCACAAAACTATGGTGACCGTAAGGCTATGGCAGAACAAATAGCAGGAGCACCTACCGCTAGAACACCAGATGTTCGCGGGTTACCTACAGGTCAAGTTCAGGCTGCAGCACAGGCTGCGCCACAAGCACCTATCACAGAATTATATGCACCAACTACACGTCCAGATGAACCAGTAACTTCAGGTATTGCAGTGGGCCCAGGTCCAGGACCAGAGGTAATGGGCTACAACGGACAGTCAGAAAAACTATCTGACATTCTTTCTCAAATGCTTCCATACGATACAGATGGTGAAATAGCAATCCTTTATCAGCAAGCCGTATCTAGAGGTCTGTAATGGCAGAAACGCCAAAGAACTCCAACCTTGCACAAGCAGCATTTCGTGCAGGATTAAATCCGTCTCAGACACGTCAGATTGATGGCCTTGCTTCAGCACTGTCTACACATCAACGTCTATCTGATTTGCCTAAGCAGTATGTCTACGATGAGTTTAACAAACTTCCTAATAACAAGAAGCAGTCTCTCGTAGCATTAACTGGTACCAACAAGCCAGATGATGATGAGCCTAATCGCTCTTGGCTAGAAACTGGTGCTCACTACGCCTTTACACCTTTCAAGGTAGCAGCAAAGACTTTGTTCGATGCACTCGATTACGCATCCGATACGATGACACGTGTCTACCGTACTGGAGCAATTGCTGCAAACGAGAACATTAACTTTGGTGATGCTTGGGGCAAAGCAGGCCGTGATGGTGAGAACGTCTTTATCCAAGACCGTATCAACACAGCAGTATCTCGTTACGGATCTGCACGTGTAAACGTTGCAAAGCGTATTGCTGCAGGTGTTGCTCCAGAGATTATCTTTGCAGAAGCGCAGAACGAAGAAGAAAAGCGCATTGCAGCAGAAGCACAGCAAAGCGAAACTGGCGAGATTATTGATCCGCTATTGCGTGATGCAGTCGCAGAAGTAAACGCTGCTAAGTATTCTCCAGGTCGTCAACTAGCAAACCTATTCTTACCTCGTGACCTTGAAGGTGACGGGATGCTTTACTCCTGGATCTCAGGTGCAACAGATGCTACCTATCGTTTGTTTATGGATCCAACTCTTGCACTTGGCAAGGCACGTAAGATTTATCTTGGTGGGTCACAGGCTTTGAAAGTTACTGGCAAGTATGCAGCAACTGCAAAACTTGGCAGTGCTGAAAAGGTTTCTAAGTACTTTGATACTACAGATATCTTTGGTACTAAGAATGTACAGAACCTATGGACAGATTACACAGATCGTTTTACTAAGTATGTTGCAGCAAAAGAATCACGTAATGTTGATGAGATTGCACAAACACGTACAGCACTTAACGATTTGGCACCAGAACTAGGCGATGACTTCATCGTATCTTTCAAGTCATTTGGCGAGAAAGAGTTTGGTGGCAAGTGGGATCTAGATACTGCTAAGGCTTTCCTATCAGATGCATCTAAGATTGAACCAATGCTCTACGGTCAAGCAGGTGCTCGTATCAAGTTAGCACCACGTATGTCTCCTGCACGCAAGGCAAGAGTTCTTGCTTTGACAACAGGACGACGTGTATTTGATTTAGATAAAGACTCACGTGCACTAATCCGCACGATGGAACTAACAGATGAGGATGCACTACTATCTGCTGTAGTAGGTAGCGAGACGCTATCTCCAGTAGAGGCTGGTACAGAACTTGCTGGCAAGATTCTTGCTGGCCGTCAAGAGATTAAGCGATTTACTCCAGAGTACTTTGCTAACCGTATTGATCGTATCAAGGCTAAGTTCACACCTATTGCTTCCCTGATAGATGATGAAGCATTTGACCATACATCAAAGACAGCATCAGAAGACTTCTTCCGTTATGCACGTATGGCGCTAGGTTCATACCACGCACGTGCATTCTCAGAGATCTACTCAGCATCTGATGTCGGTCAGCGCAAGGCAATGATGAAGGGTGTACAGGCAACTGTAGGAAACCTTATTGGTCTAGACAAGACCGAAGGTGGACGTAAGTTACTGCGTGCTATCTCAGATGATGTCTTCTCTGGTGCTACATACTCAGCACGTGGAGTAGATGGTTCAATCCCATCTGCAGTAGATGGACAAGATAGCGCACTTTACTTTGCACAGACATCTAATGTTTCTCGTGTTATTGGTCTACGTGATATGCAGCGCTTTGCAGGACGTGAGTCTTTTCTTAGCCGTGTATTAGGTATGCAGTACAAAGAGGGCGCAGAGCGCACAGTAGATGCGTGGACATTTGGAACTATTGCAGGACCTCGTTTCCCAGTACGTAATGCTATTGAAGATTACACAATGGGTATCTTGAATGGTCAGTCAGTTCTCAAGACTGCACGTTCACGTCGTACCGCAACTAAGATTCGTCTAGGTTCTGGACAAGACCTAGGTATGATTAACCGCGTCGTTAAGCGTAAAGATCAAGAGTACTTCAAGACTCGCCTTGCTGCAGTCGACGGTGAAGTTGGAGCAATCCAGCAATTGATTAAGCAGGGAATCCTCAAGAACGAGGATGTTGCTTCATATCGTGGATTAACACCACAGCAAAGATTACAACAGCGCCGTATTATTATGGCAGAGGCTTTGCTTAGTTCTAAGATTGATGATGCTGCTAACGCAGATATCTTGGAGAAACTACCAAGCCACATCAAGGACTTTGTTAAGTTTGGTAACCTAGATGCACTACTGCGTGGAGCAGGAGAAGGTGCTTCTAATGCTATTAGTGGACTTAATGCTTCATCACGTGCGATAGCAACTGCAGATCGTAACGGAAAGACTGTTGCACTTACATTCAATGACAAGGCAATGCGTCCAATTGGTGGAAGTGGTTTCACACAGAAGTCTCTTATTGATGACCAAGGCAAACTTGCCTGGGGCTGGAACATTATTATTCGTTCAACCGATAATATCGGTGAGCGTGCTATCCAATTGTTTGATGACAAGATTACACAAGATGATTTCATCAAGGAGTTAGCACCACACATCGCATCATTTGGTGATGAACTTACAACCTTTATGCGTTATACCAAAGAAGGTTACACTCCTGAGCAGCACGCAGGTGCGATCTATGATGATCTAAAGAATCTCTTCAGTCGTCAAGATGGTCAGTCTATTAATATGGATTTGGTTGGTAAGATCCGTAAGGTAGATGCAGATGGCAAAGCATATATTGATTTAGATGATTTTAACCTAGAAGATCTGCCTACAAACCCAGTAGACCTACCTGCATCTGTAGCAGGACCTGCATTTATGCCAGTAATGGAAAGCAAGAACATCCTTACTGACCTATCTAAGCGTGGATGGACCTGGTTAGGTGAGTCAAACGCACGTTTCTCACGTGAACCATTGGTAGTTAACGCAGCAGTTCGCTACTATGATGACTTAAATGCACCAGGTGGCTACGCAGAAGACTTGATTAGGCAGTACACCAAGGGAATTACAGACCCTGTAGCACGTGAAGCAGCAACAGATGCTGCAAAGTCACAGGTTGTACGCATATCTGAGGAACTTGCAC